CGGAAACGAGTATTGGGGACTGTGGTTCACTTGCAGTTGCAATCACTCCGAAAGGACCAGTGATTGTGGGTGTACACACACTTGGGTATCAACACACAGCAGGCTTCACGTATATCCCGAAGAGCGAAATTGATCGCGTTCTGGAGGAAGAACTCGTGGTGACCTGTGGACATCCACCAAAACTTGATCTTCAGGGTTCGATCCGGTTGACGGAACCGCACCATCGAAGCCTAATGCGATACATCGCAGAAGGCACTTTGAATGTGTACGGGTCTATGCCGGGTTTCAGACCAAAACCGAAGAGTCGAGTGTGTGCAACACCATTGCAGAGTGAAATGTTGGAACACTTGCAAACCACAGTGCAGCACTGTGCTCCCGAGATGAATGGCTTCGCTCCTTGGCGGAACAATGTTGTGGAGATGGTTCGTCCCAACCACGACATTGATCCCAATATTCTCAGATCCTGTGTGGATGCTTTCACAACGAGCATCGTGGCTGAGTTGTCCAATGCCCATGGTGATGAATGGAAGAAAGAGGTTTTGTTCCTTTCCAAACGTGCCGCGGTGAATGGATTGCCAGGTGTGAAATTTATTGATCGGATCAACGTGAACACATCGATGGGTGCCCCCTTCAATACAACGAAGAAGAAGTACCTTGTGGCAGCGGTCTCAGAAGACTATCCCGATGGAGTTGATTTCACTCCGGAAGTGTGGGAAATGTATGATGAGATATGCTCTGCTTATGAGAGAGGGGAGCGTTGCCATCCAGTCTTCATGGGCCATCTGAAAGATGAAGCAGTGACCCTCGCTAAAGCTGAAGCGAAGAAGACACGATTGTTCACTGGAGCACCAGCAGCTTGGAGCCTTGTTGTTCGCTCACGTTTATTGAGTTTTGTTCGTCTTGTACAACAGAACTCGTTCGTGTTCGAAGCAGGTCCAGGCACAGTTGCCCAATCCACAGCGTGGGGCAACATCCGAGAGTACCTGGTGCAGCACGGGGAAGATCGGATTGTTGCGGGTGATTACAGCAAGTTTGACAAGCGCATGATCGCCAGATTTGTGTTGGCGGCGTTTGATGTCATTATTGCTGTCTACCGCGAAGCGGGCTTCGACGACAATGAACTCTTGCAGTTGCAATGTATCGCCGAGGACACCGCTTTCCCATTGGTCAATGTGAATGGGGATGTTGTAGAGTTTTTTGGGACCAATCCTTCCGGTCATCCGCTCACTGTCATCATCAACTCACTTGTGAATAGCTTGTACATGCGTTACGCGTACGTTCTTGCCAATCCAGGGCAGGAGTGCGTGTCATTTCGCGAGAATGTAAGCTTGTTCACGTATGGTGACGACAACATCATGGGAGTTTCACCCGCATGTGAATGGTTCAATCACACAGCTATCCAATCCAAATTGGCCACCATTGGCGTTCAGTACACCATGGCCGACAAGGAGGCGGATTCAGTGCCCTTTATCCACATTGACACTTGTCAGTTCTTGAAGAGAAGCTGGCGCTTGGATGAAGATGTGGGGGCCTACTTGTGTCCGTTGGAGCTGGAATCCATTCACAAAATGCTCACTGTTTGGGTTCCGTCGGGAACTCTGAGCCCGGAGGCCCAGATGATCGACGTGATCTCGAGTGCGAATAGTGAGTTTTTCTTCTATGGTCGCGAGGAGTTTGAGAAACACCATGCTTTCTTCAAGAAGATGCTTGCACTCTCCCCCTACTGTCACTACGTGAGAGAAGGGACCCTTCCAGGTTGGGAATCCCTCAAGCAGAGGTTCTGGAAGGCGTCCAAAGGGGAATAATTGTCCCGACCCTACGCGGTATGCTTGGCAGCTTGCCGCGTATGTATTTATTGTCACAGAAAGAAAATAAGAGAGAAAAAAGTGTTGAGGAGGTTGCCGAAAATACCTCCCCTCATCGCGAGTATCAGAGCACTTGCGTTGAGAGTAATAAGTCTCTTTATTTATTGCAGGGCGATGAGGATGTGTCCTCTGGAGCTCCCACTACAGAAGTGCCTGGAGCAACGTTGGAATTCACTGAATCTACTCCCTGTGACATGTATATGTTTCCCCCTGCGTCAAACCCCGTTGCAGAATGTGATGCAACGAAGGAGGTTGATCTCGGAAGTTTCCTTGCTCGTCCTGTTGTGATTGATACGCAGACGTGGGCGACGACCGACATTGATGGCCCTTTCGCTTCAATCTACCCTTGGCAGTTGTTTTTGGAATCGCCAGCAGTGAAGAAAAAGATCGACAACTATGCGTTTATGCGTGGATGCTTGCATGTCAAGTTTGTGATCAATGGTACACCGTTCCAGTTTGGTCTTATGCGTGCCTCGTATCGTCCTCTACCTGTACTGGTCAAGAGCAAGACAGCAAATGTTGACAGTACCAGATTGGGTAGGCTCATCCAGCGCTCCCAACAACCTGGTGTCTATCTTGATCCGTCTACATGTTCTGGTGGCGAGATGTCCCTTCCTTTCTTTTATCACAAGAATTGGTTGGATATCACGAGTTTGGAAAATGTTGCTAATTTTGGTGTCATCAACTTTGACGTTTTTGCGATTTTGCAGAATGCACTGAGCACCGGCTCCAACTCCGTTACCATTCGTACTTTTGCGTGGATGA